TAATAAAGCAAATTGGGATTTATTAGAAAAATACGGATATAATGTTCAAGATATTGTTGATGGTAAAGTTGCAATTACAGCAAAAGATGACTTTCAAATGCGACAAGATATTATTCAAAGACAAATTGAATATTTTGTTAAACCTAAATTTGGTTTTGCTCTTACTGACAAAACAAGAGATTGGTCTAATTTGCAAGTTGTATTAGCTGATATGGCAATGGAAGGTGGAAATAATTATTTTGGACCAAACTTTACTAATGCTATTAATAATCAGGATTGGAATAAAGCTATATTTGAATTAATAAATGATACTGGAAATAATAGAGGTAGAAATTATAAAAGAGCAAAACTTTTATCTGCTTATTTACCAACATCAATGGATATAAATGATTATAGAATTAATGATATTCCTGAAGGAATGTCAAAAGGAGAATATTTAAATAAAATCCGTAAAGATGATTCTCATTGGAAACATTTAAATACTTTGACTGGAATTACTAAACCTGAGTAATGACTTATAGACGACCATTATCGTTATTACAACCTATTGAACAAAGAGGTTTAAGAGACCCTGTTAAAGAACCGTCATTACATGACTGGGCAACAAACTTATCTCAAGAGCCTAAAAAGTTTATGTATAATATGTTTAATGAAAATGTATTAACAAAAATGGGTTCTGCTGGATTACATGCTAATAGTTATTTAGGTAAAGTAGAAGAAGGATATAATCCTTTTGATGATCCTGAATTAGATATTTATCAAGATTATATGCAATATTTTATTCATTCTCGAAGCAGACAAGAAACTCGAGATTTAATAAAAGATTTTCATATGGATCAACAAATGCATCAAGCAAGTCCAGCTCAAATTGCTGGTATGTTAGCTGGAGCATTAACTGACCCAACAAGTATTTTTATGTTTATGAAAGCTGGTAGTTGGTTTTGGAAAGGTAATACTTTGCAAAAATCAATGAAATTAGGTGGAGCATTAACAGGAGAAGAAATAATTAAACAAGTATCTGATACTACTCGGCATAAAGAAATGGCATTATTTACTGCTGGTGTTGGTTTTGGATTACCAGTTGTTTTAGGTGGATTAAAATATGCTAAAAATTATCCAGTTGAAAAATTAAATAAATATATGGAAATGGCTGATGCAGATGATGCTATTAGAGCTACTCGTCGAGGTGGAAGTATTAGAGTAGGTGGAGTTGGAGCTGCTGTTCCACCCGGAAAAGAATGGGCAAAAAATTATGATGAATTATTGGAAGATGAAGGATTTTTAAAAACTTGGTTAGGTAAATACGGAATAGAACAAGGTCCATTTACTCCTATCTTTAGAACATTACAATCTGGTGTTTTAGAAGCAAGAGAAATGATTATGTCATTATTAGAAAGTCCTTTGTATCAAATGAAAAATAAAGAATTTATCTCATCCACTATTCCCATAGAAAATGTTGTTGGTAGAAAAATGGCTAATGTAACTATGATTATTCGTGAAGTAGAACAAGCATATTTAGATTATTTAAAATCAATGGGTGTTAAAATAAAAGGTCCAGCAAAAAGAATTAGATTACATTTTGGTTCTGTAGGAAAACCTGATGTAATGTCTTTTAGACAATTTAGACAAGCAATTACTCGTGGAAGAATGAATGGAATGAAATCTGATAATGAGTTTGTTCAACAAGGAATAGATATAACACAAAAAAGATTATACGGACCAACAGGAGAAGCATTTGATGAATCAGGTATTAATCTTTGGTGGATTAAAAGAGAAGTATCTATGTGGGAAAAATATTTAGAATCTGCAAGAAAAAGCAATAAAGGTTATATAGAAATGGGAGCTGAAAAAACTATTATGTACCCTGAAATGATAGAAAAAATTTTAGATAGATTAAAAGGTCGTTTATCATATCTTGAAAAGAATGGTTCTTTAGCAAAAAATTATGTCAATATAATGTATAATTATGATGCAATTCAAAAGAATCCTGATTTATTTAGAAAAATAATGAAAGAAGAAATACTTGCTAAAAATAGAAATATTGATCCTGATGAATTAGATAGAATAATTGATGATTTAATGAATCCAACAAATCATCATAAATATCCTGATGTTGTTGGAGCAACTGATCCTGAAATGGTTTTATTACAAAATATGTTAGATGAATTTAAAGCAAATAAATTAGCATATGAAGTATTAAGAACTAAAAATAAATTAGATAAAGCTCTTAAAGCTAAACAAAAAATTAATAATGAAAAATTTTTTGAGAATTTATTTAAAGAAATGCGTAAAGCTGGAATTGATGTAAATCGAATGAAAGATGGTAAAGATGAATTATTTAGTTTGCTTGGTGGTTCTTTACGGGAAGATATAATAAATCAATTTTATGCTCAAAATGCTAAAGGTATAGATAGATATATAAAAAATTTATTTGATAGTCCAGCAGCTAAAAAAGCTAAACGAAAATATATTTATGAAAGAGATTTCGGTAAAATAAGTAGAAATTTTAAATCTAGAGAATTGAATATTAATTATGAAAGATTAATGGATGAAGGATTTATTGAAGATGATATATTTAGATTAAGTAGAGGATATTTTAATTCAACAGTACCTGATATAGAAATAGCTAAAATTTTTGGTGATCCTATGGCATGGGGAGGTCAAGCTGGATTTAGACCCGGAATTAATCAAATTATAAAATTATATGATGAAAAAATTAGCAAAGCTAAAACAGATAAACAAAGAATTAAATTAATAAAAGAAAAAAATCAAGTCATAGAAGATTTACAAGCTAGTAGAGATTTAATTAAAGGATTGTATGGATTACCAGAAAATCCTCATAGTTTTACAAGTAAAGCAGTTCGTCATGCAAAACAATATAATGCTTTAACAATGCTTACTGGATGGTTAGCAGCAGTTCCTGATGTTGGAAGATTAGTTATGGCTAATGGTGTTGATAAAGTATTAGGTGATACTTGGACAATAATGATGAATGGTATGTGGAAAGATATTATAAAAATGCAAAAAAATGAATTAAATATACTTAACGAAGCAGTTGATATGTTTAATGGTTCAAGAGCTGCTATTATTAATGATATTGATACTCCTTATGGAATGTACTCTAAGTTTGAAAAAGGAACAAATAGTTTAACTAATTTTTATTTTACTTACATTAATGCAATGAATGTTTGGAATACTGGAGTTAAGCAATTAATGTATATGTATAATGGTTCTTCTTTAATAGAAGATATGTTTCATATTGTTAAACAAACAGGAAAGAAATCTACTGCTTTAAAAACAGATACAACAATCGCTATGCGATTAGCTAATGCTTTTATAGATCAACCAATGGCAGAAAGAATTGTTGCTCAAGTAGAAAAATATGGATTTAAAAAAAATAATTTTAGAATGGCTAATTTTGAAAAATGGGATGATGCAGTTGCAAGAGAACACTTTGAAGCAGCTATGAAACATGAATCTAATATTGGAATTGTTACTCCAAGAAAAGGTGATGTTCCATTATGGATGAATTGGCGTTTTGGCAGTATGTTATCTCAGTTTAAAAAGTTTGGTGTAGCTGCTACACAAGCTGTTTTAATTCGTGGATTACAAGAAAAAGATGCTAACTTTTTTGTTGGTGTTATGTTTTTAGTTGCTCTTGGAGGAATGGTAGATATGATTCGTACTCGTTCTTTTGGGAAAGATTATACTAAAAAATCAAGAACATCACAAATACTAGATGCTTTAGATCGTTCTGCAGCATTAGGTATATTTACAGATATTAATAGAGCTATTGAATCTTCAACAGATAACAGATTTGGATTAAGACCAGCTTTAGGTGATAAAAAACCTTATGGTACTTCATGGAAATATAAAGCTGGTATACTTGGACCATCTGCTTCTCAAATATCTAATATTGCTGATATTATGTGGGATACGGGTACTGGTGAATATAATCATCATACTGCAAGGAATGTGCGTAGACTTATACCTTTTCAAAATGTATTTTATTTAGACTGGATTTTCGACAAAGTTGAAAAAGGATTAAGGTTTTAAATGGCAAGTATTACAATATCAGATACAAGTCCTAGAGTACAATATACTGCTAGTGGCTCTCAAACAGCATTTACAGTTCCGTTTGAGTTTTTTAATGCTACTGATATTAAAGTTATTAGAACAGTAGGTACTACTGATACAACTTTAACTTATGCAGCTAGTCCATCTAGTGCTACACAATATTCAGTTTCAGGCGCTGGAGAAACTGGTGGTGGTTCAATTACTTTAGGTGGTGGAGCAACTGCTGGTCATAAATATACAATTTATAGAGATTTACCTATTGCAAGAAGTTCTGATTTTCCAGCTTCAGGACAGTTTTCAGTAGAAACACTTAATACAGAATTAGATAAAATTGTTGCTATGATGCAACAAAATGAAAGAGATTTTAATTATACTATTAAAGCTAAATCATCTACTTCAACTGCTTACGGTTTAACATTTCCTGAATTAGTAGCGAATAAAATTTTATCCGTTAATTCGGATGGGGATGCTTTAGAGTTTAGTCAATCAATTACTGATGTATCAACTGTGGCTGGAATTGCTAGTGATATAACGACAGTAAGTGGAATAGCAAGTAATGTAACGACTGTGGCTGGAATAGCCTCAAATGTAACGGCAGTTGCTGCAGATTCTGCTGACATAGGAGCTGTTGCTGGAAAAGCTACTGAAATAGGATTATTAGGAACAAGTGATGCAGTAGCCGATATGGCAATACTTGGTACTTCAGCAATCGTAACCGATATGGATTTATTGGCAACTTCTGACAATGTAACAGCTATGGGTCATCTTGGTACTTCTGCTAATGTGACAGCAATGGGATTACTCGGTACTTCAGCAGTTGTAACTGACATGGGTTTACTAGGTACATCTGCGAATGTAACTGCTATGGGTCATTTAGGAACTTCGGCTAATGTAACTGCTATGGGATTACTTGGAACAAGTGCTGCTGTGGCTGATATGGCTTTATTAGGAGATTCTGATGTTATTGCCGATATGGCTCTACTTGCAGATTCTGATGTAATAGCAGACATGAACACTCTTGCAACTTCTGACATTGTAAGTGATCTTAATACTCTTGCAACTTCAGATATCGTAACTGATATGAATTTACTAGCAACAAGTGCCAATGTAACTAATATGGCAACTTTAGGAGCTAGTGGCGTTGTATCAAATATTGCAACTGTTGCTGGATCAATTTCAAATGTTAATACTGTTGCTACAAATATTAGTGGAGTAAATAGTTTTGCTGATAGATATAGAGTAGATTCAAGTGATCCTAGCTCTAGTCTTGATGCTGGAGACCTCGCTTTTAATACGAGTTCTAATGTTCTTAAATATTATGATGGTTCGTCTTGGCAGACCATAACTGCTGACACAGATGTTAAAACTAAGGTTAGTTCTAACGATACTACTGCTGGTTTTTTAAATGGTAAATTAGTCGCTGGAGATAATGTGACATTTACAGAAAACAATAATGGTAGTAATGAAACTTTGACTATAGCTGCAACTGACAATAGTGTTAGTATGGCAATAGCACTCGGATAGGAAGGAGAATATGGCTAATACATTTAAAACTGTAACTTTTGCTGCTGAACCAGCTTCGGCTGGAACACCTTATGTAATGTATACTGTAGCTGGTAGTACCACTACTGTAATTCTCGGTTTGCGTGTAACAAATATCCATACTACTTCTGTAACTGTTGAAGTAGAATTAGTTAGTGATACAGCAAATCGTGGTGGAGCAAACAATGTAACAAATGGTACTGCGTTTCTAGCTAAAGATGTTGTTATCCCAGCAAAATCCAGTTTGGAAATTTTGGCTGGTAGCAAGATCGTAATGGAAACTACTGATGTACTACAAATTGATTGTTCAGTAGCAGATAAAGTTTCAGGCACATTATCAGTTATGGAGATTACTTAATAGCTTATGACTTATGTTGGGCAACAACCAGCTACTACTTTTGATAGTGGTATTCAGGATAGATTTACCA